ACGCAATCAGGGATGGCGCTAAACTTGCGCACTATCAGATTCGCTCGGCGTCCCGGCGAAAGTCCCTTTGCCACAACCCTCGTCTTTCCGACACCGGAGGAACCGACCGACTTTAGATTACTCCACAGCCAGTGCTCGAACGGTTTCAACCAAGACGCCAAGTGTAGGTTATACCTAGGTGATCTTGGGAATATCATCCTAGGCTTCGAGGTAACCCCACCCTTGACCTTCTCAGCCTTCAGAAAAGCCTTCAGAACATGATCCGACGAGCTCAACGGACCATCTTCCAGTAACGACCTCTCTGCCTCAAGGTATCTCCTGCGCAACAATCCCGTATAAGATTGCGCAGTGACGTGGTAGGACCATCTTGACTCGCTATACCGGCTAGCCACCCGTCTCAACTGCCCGAAGGCCTTCAAAACAGGTCCTCTACTAGCCTCGACCGAGCAGGGCGTGATCCCGAGAGACCTCCTCAAAAGGGCAGAGGTCTCGTTGTTGGCACTCACAGCATGGACACGGGGCACCCACACCCCAGGAACACAAGGTGTCCATGCCGTCATCATCGCTCTCTTTGAATCCGGAAAGCCTAACGCACGTGTCGAGTCGAGGGAAGCATCCGCACGTAAGGGGTCCGCACACCTTACTACTTCAACTCCTGGACAACCACGCAGGCTAACCTAACCCAAAGAGACCACCTCAAGTTGCTGCTCACTAACGCCCTCGTCCAACTCCGACCCAGAAGGATCGAAGGCGAAAGAGAGCGAACCGTGAAACCCATGATGGAAGTTGACCCACGAAAGGCCGACCTCACGGGACCACTCGAACGCACGCAAACGGAGCATGAGCACGAGATCACGATTCCTTGCCTTGTAGCTGGCAAGAGAAGAGAGCTTGGCCGCTAACTCCGGGAAGATCGTTCTGACACGACCGTCCACTGTTTTCACTACGACGTAAGTGACAAAAACAGCTGGATCAGCAGTTGGGACAACTCCGCCACCGAGGAGCTTTGATCCGCAGTCGGGATGGGAAGCTGCGAACTGCGCATGGCTGTCCATGGCAGCAGAGGGGAGGTCTGGTACCCACCGCCCTCTGCGCCACAAACCAACCACACCAAGTCCGCCCTTAAGATAACCCTGCAAGGAGTTAACCCATTTGGCCCGACGACGCACCCTGAGACGCGACGTTCTCGTGACAGGTAGGTCTGCCACACCCTTCACCACAGTTGTTGTGCCCGGCAACCAACTGTAAATTAAACTACACCGGTGGTGAAACCCGAGGTAGAGCCACAGTACGCAGTACACTGCGAACCTCAGAGCCCTCAGGCGAGGTAAACAGAGCCCACCACCAAAAGGCAGAAGACACTGCAAAACCCGCACGCGAAAAAGAAGGGCCCCAGAGGCGTCCGTAAC